CGTAAGTTTAACCCCATCAATCCTCAAAGGAGGAGACAGTATGGTTCGTTTAGCAGTCAACAGCCATAAGTTTGTCCAAGAAAGAATGTCGGACAATGGCAGGTATAGAAAGAACTTCTCTGTTGAGAAATTCTAAGAAGTCGTTAGAATCGACTTCGGTTATGCCGTATCTATCCAGCATAAAAGAATTGAAAACACAATCTTCAATTTCGAATTTTGAACGTGAAAAGACTTTGTAACTTTCACGAGCCTCTTTAGCCAAAGCAAGAGGACAAACACGTTTAAGAAAAACATCAATTTTTTTGTAAAACCAATTATTTAACATGTTTCCAAAACCGAGCCATTGTGAGTATAGCATTTGTTGATAACACTTACGAGCAGTAAATGTTTTAGGATAAACGGTAACAGGGTCTGTGAAGACTTTAAGCTTTAAAAAAAAAGCTGGGTAGTCGTACCCACCTGTATTCAGCAGAATCATGGGCGTATAACCATATGCCCTTAAGAAAGGTAATTTTGGGTGAGTCAAATTCCTTTCTCTTAACGACCAACCCAAGGTCGTCGTAAGTAGCTAGTCCTTCCAGCACAGCGTTTGTAGCCACTATGTTGGTCAAAGAATTAGCAAGAGATGTACCAGGTTCACCTGACATACGCCATGGTGGCGTTTCAAATTCATCAGGCATGGGCAAAGACATCTGAGATGGCCCATGTTTCCAATCTATTTTCTCGGAATACATCTGGTCATAAGTATCCGCTTGTTCAACACAACTTAAAGATCTAAGATATTGTGGAAATATATCAAGACCACCACCTTTTACCTGGGTGGAATCATAATTGGAATAGTCAGTTTCCACATATTTGTGTTTATCTCTATCAAGAGTGGCAGTGTCATCACCAAGGACAAGACTGTAAGTTCCCGTTGTAGATTGCATAGCCAGATTAAAGTATTGGTTCATCTGAACATCATCAAAAGAAGAGGCATAGAAAAAGGAATTTTTTGAATTCATAGCATATTTAGGTATGCTACCAAAGGCCCCATTAGAGAGGGTCTTCGAAAGTTGGGATATAAAATCACCGAGTAAGTACAAGTACTTTGGTGAGACATTAAAAATCAAACGTCCATATCCTTTATTCAATAATTCTTGCATCTTAAGAAAAACTTTTGTGCGAGAATCAGCTTGAATTCCTTCTTCTAAATTTTGTTTCCATTCAATCATCTTTGTTTTCTGCAAAGGTATTAAGGTGGAAATCCACTTTTCTTGATCTGGCTTAAAATTAAAATTAATAACGGGTAACTTAGGCAAGGTAGCCCACAGTCCTTGTACTGGACCATGGGTTTTGGGTACCAATAATCTCTGGTAGACCGCAGCTTTAAAGTTGTCAAATGTGTTATCAAATGAGACCAACTTAGTTGAGGCAAACAATAATGGAAAAAATCGAACACCCGTTCTTTGAGATTCGAGGTGTACGATTGAATTACCAATATGATTGCCTTCATATCCTTGTGCCTGCTCATAAGTTAAATTGGGTAAAGGAATGGTACGGATAGTGGTTCCAAGAGGCAGACAATTCGCCTCAGGTTCAATTGTAGTTGGTAAAGGTATTCCACACATAGAGTGTAGTTCATATTCTTCAATCAATTCAGATAAACCGGAATTATGTTCAAAATGCATATCAATGCGATCGAAAAAGCCAAAGCGCATCGAACGCCTATGCCATTGATATCTGTGTTCTGAATTATGTATCCAATCATCTAATCTACCAACTAATCTCCATCCACCAGGAATGCACTTAATAACTTCTTCAGCGTAAACTGAAAATGTTGGAAAGGCTACAATAATAGTCATAGCATTGTCATTAACCTTTTCCACAGTGCATTTCTTGGATTTCCTTAAAAGCCTGGTTTCATTGCGTTTTATTTGTCGTCGCAATTTTTTGTTTAGGGGCTTATTCACCTCAGCCCTTGGTTCGAGATGTATTTCGTCAACCATGTGTTGAAGTCTCTCAACTTCAACCACTTCATCAGAAGGATACTTTTCCTCCTTACCTTTGTCATCAGGTGGCACAAACAGTTCTAAATCACTCAAATCCTCATCCGATTCAATACGGTTCTCGTCTTTCTCAATTTGGTCGAAATCGAAAGACAAGCCCGAAATGTCTTCACTTGTCCAATCGGCAGTGTTAGAAACTTCGTCATTACATGATAACACTTTAGGGTCCACCTTACGAATCCTATTAATCAAAGAAGAGGCTTTTTCTTCAACCTTTTCAATGAAATCAGGGATCTTTGAGTGAACGACAGCATTAGAAACCACTCTCGCAGCTTCAACAAGTTTACTGTCAACATATTCTTTTCCTATAGTGTATAAGTTTTTGAGTGTGACGCCAAAATCAGAATCATCTTTAATGTTTTGAGAGTTCTTCTTTCTGGAAACATTAAGCGTCTTAAAAGCACGATACACCTGTTCAGTATCGACGTCGTGCTGTAGCATAAGAATGTATGCAGTTACCATGTGCTTGAAGTGAGCTACTTCGAATGGCTGTTGGTTTTTGATGTAATCTCTACAAATTTCTTCACGAAATAAGAGAATACGTATGTTATTTACATTAACAGCAGTCGAAACTAGTGCAGCATTTTGATTCAAAAAGATAGTCGCAAATCGCGGTAGTGATCCAACAACCCATTTCTTTACACCAAAGATTAAATAGCCTTTATCAGGTATAAAATAATCAAACTCGACCATCTGACGGAGTTGTGCCTGATGAATCTCGTTTTGAGCGGTGCTAACGCTCAACTTTGGTTCTGGTTGTGTTGGCTTAGAAAGGGAAATCACTGGGTCAGAGGCAATGTTCGTAGCTTGATTGAACTTTCGAATTTGATCTCTGTGGAATTTAGATACACTTTGTTTCTGCTTAGTCTTGTAGTTACATTCCTTTTGCGTGTTATCTATCTCTTCTTGACGGACTTCTTGATGTAGCTGTCTAGCTTGAACAGGAAAAGCTTCCTGAACTTGTGCTACAAATCCGTTCTCTTCATGTGTTCTTTCCAAAGGGTCGACACGAAGAATCCTTTTTAACTTCTTGACTGT